TGAGCAGGCAGCTCATAGGATATTAGCAGAAAGAGAAGAGGAGGAATAGAATGCATGCATTGGTTTATTTTATTGTTCGGTTTATTTATGTTACGCTCGGACTGGGGTCGGGTGTTCGTGGGCCTGATGGTCATCGCGATATTCATCTAGATCCCATTTCCCATCCCAACACTCGAGGCCTGATTGGAGGAAAATATAACAAGCAGTCACGGGGTACCGCCGTACCAGCAGCGTACAGGAAGCAGGTGGTTTCCCATTTCCCATTGGAAGAAAGGAGTTCAGATGATGAAAGAAAAGCTAATGGATGTGGTACGGTCCGCAGCGTATGTGAGCTGGTAGATGTTTTCCCATTTCCCAATTCCCGAAGAAAAGTTTGCGAAGATAAGGAGATAAATAGAACTCAGGAGTTTCGCGGTACCGCTAAAAATTTTAGTTCAAATGTCCTGTCGCTGTGGTTGGGGATTGTTGGGCTAATGGCTCATCTGTGGGGTTAAAATAAAAAATGAAAAAAGTTAAAAAAAAGACTTGATATGCTCATGGGATAATATAAATTCTTTATTGTTATAAATATAAACAATAGGAGTATATAATATGACAAAGACAAAAGAGAAAAAAGAGTTAAGTGCTCTTTCAAGAAAACAACAACAACTTGTTATTAATAGTTGTGAGTTGTTAGATAATAAGGCTCAACTAACTAGCGATTGGAATAGAATAATAAAACCAGAATTGATTTTATTATTTGAAAACTTTGGCTCAAATCTTACAGGGTTAAGTCTTGTTAAAAAAAGCACTCATTATCAAATCAATAAAAATACAAAAGAGTATAATATGTTTGATAGTGAAAACTTTAAAAAACAATATCCAGAATTGTTTAGAAAATTCTCTAAAAAGAATATAAGAACAAACTGGACTTACTCAATCAAAGAGGTATAATTCATTATGACAAAAGCACTAATAAAAATGAATGAGATTATATCTCAAAGTGAAAAAAGTAATGACCAGATTGTTGCCGAGTTAAAACAGTTCGTGGATATCTTAAAGAATAAAAAAGAGAGCACGATTGATTGGCAACTTGTTGCGGGTTATCTTGACCAACAAATCTTTGAGTTCTTTTTGAGAAATCAAAATGACGATAAGATTAAAGAGTTCGCGACTAGCCTTGCGGGTAATCTTGCCGAGAAATTCGGACTTGTTCGCGACACAACTACAATGACGCGACCTAACTAATCCCTAATGCGTGGCGGAATTATCCGCCACGCGTTCACCATCTCAACTAGTATCTCTTTAGTTCGGCAATCTCAAAACCCAATTTTTGCACCCCTACACCCCCCAGATTTTGCGAATGTAACTTGACAAGAGAGATAAATGCAAAGATAAACAGAAATAGTTACCAAAAAATACTTATGGATTTAGATTTATTACCAAAAGAGAAGTTAATTAAGGTAAAACAACTTCTAGATGCAAAAAAGATACTGAAAGCCAGAACAGAATTCCTTTTCTTTGTTAAACAAGTTTGGCCAGATTTTATTTGTAGAGAAGCAGATGAACCTTCTAGGTGGGGGCACCATCAAATAATTGCTGACAAATTGACTAAGGTCGCTGAAGGCAAGATCAAGAGACTCATAATTAATATGCCACCGAGACATACTAAATCTGAGTTTGCGTCTTACTTGTTTCCTTCTTGGATAATGGGACTCCGACCCAAAGCAAAAATCATGCAGGTTTCTCACAATGCGGAACTATCACAAAGATTCGGTCGAAAAGTAAGAAACTTAGTTGACAGTACCGAATATAAAAAAATTTTTAACAATATGGGACTCCAACAGGATAGCAAAGCTGCAGGTCGTTGGGAGACCTCAGACGGGGGTGAATATTTTGCAGCTGGTGTTGGTGGTGCCATAACGGGTAGGGGTGCAGATATATTAATAATTGACGACCCCCATACCGAACAAAATGTTATGTCAGATTCTGCAATGGAGAAGACATATGATTGGTATGTATCAGGGCCACGTCAACGTTTACAACCTGGTGGAGCAATCGTGGTCGTAATGACTAGATGGGCAACCGACGATCTAACAGGAAGACTTCTTAAAGCACAAGCAAACCCTGGCGCTGATCAGTGGGAGGTAGTCGAGTTTCCAGCGATCCTGGACGACGGAGAACCTGTATGGCCTGAGTATTGGAAGAAAGAAGAATTAGAATCTGTTAAAGCATCTATACCTCCTCAACGTTGGAATGCACAGTACATGCAAAACCCAACTTCAGAAGAAGGTGCCATCATCAAACGTGAATATTGGAGACCGTGGTCGGGTGGCATTCCACAACTAGAATTTGTCATTCAATCACTCGATACTGCTTTTTCAAAAAAAGATTCTGCGGACTATAGTGCAATAACTACTTGGGGCGTATTTAGACCGACTGAAGATTCTCCACCGTGTTTGATGTTACTGGATGCACTCAAAGGTCGTTGGGACTTTCCTGAATTAAAAGCAGTGGCCACCGAACAATACACTTATTGGAAACCCGAAGCCTGTGTGGTTGAAGCAAAGGCCAGCGGACTACCGCTCATTCAAGAATTACGAAGAACAGGAATCCCAGTACAAGATTTTGTCCCTGGTCGAGGAAAGGATAAAGTATCTAGGGTGAATGCAGTGTCTCCAGTCTTTGCTTCAGGTATGGTATTTTACCCAGAAGGAAAGCAATTTGCTCATGAAGTCATTGAAGAATGCGCAGCATTTCCTCATGGAGATCACGACGACCTCGTGGACAGTACCACACAAGCTGTGTTAAGATATAGGGAAGGTAATTTTATTTCGGCTGATTTTGATTATGAGCCTACAGACGAAGTAAGAATGCCTCAAGATTATAAATATTACACGTGAGAATTAAATGGCCGATTATTCACCGATTTTAAGAGACGATGAAGTTGCAAATCTAGATCCAGAAAAATTAGACAAAGCTAAAAAGAATTTTCAAAATGTAGCTTATGGTATTGCTAGAGATGTGACGCCCGTGGTCGGTGAAGCGCAGTCCTATAAGTATGCACTCCAAGACGCTGAGACTTTAGCAAAAGCTGCTAGAGGCGAAGAGGGTTATGAAGATATGACTCCGATTGAAGCAATAGGGTATTTAGGATTAACTGCTCTTGGAGTAGCGGGTATGACACCATTAGTAGGCCCTGTATTTAGAGGGGCACAAAAAGGAATTCGATCACTAATGCCGAAACGTGGCCCGCGGACGCTGGAACCATTACCAACAAGTGAGCTTAACGATGTATCAACAGCAGCAGTACAAAACATTAGAAGAATAGCTGAAGAAGATCCAGGTTTTAATTACTTCGTTGCGAACCTACCTGAGTATAGACGAAGACCAGAAAACTTTGCAACCAACTACAGAGAGTATATGGCAATTCCTGAAGAACAAAGACAAGCCTTTACTAACGTAGCAACTAACCCTGCGCTAAGACAAGCTTCAGCTATGGAACCAGTAATTGCTAGAGCAGAATCTGCAAAACAAATGTTAATTAACCAAGACAACTATAATACTAAAGTTGCAGCAAACTCCTCTAAAGCATTAACGATTCCAAAAGAACCATTAACATTTGGTAAAGGGTTAAAAGCGAACCAAGACAATACCACTAGATCGTATTTAGGATCTGCTGCATTTGATGAAATAAGTAAATCAGGAAATGAAGTTGCAACTGCACAACAGTGGTTAGGGTTTTTAAAAGGATTAAGAAATAAAGGGATCAAAGCTGAAGAATTATCTGATTCTGGTCTTGTAATGTTTAAAGGCGATGAAGCAATTGGTGGAGACATATTTAGAATAGCACAAGATAATCCTAATACCAAAATTACTAAAGGTGAAATATTAGCAGCATTAGAAACTAATCCAACGTACAGATTAAAAATAAAAGATTATAATTATCCAATCAATACTGAAGAAGTATTAAACACTTATCCAACCTTTGCAAAATTAAGTAAAGATGTAGACTCTATGATTTTAAGAAAATCTACTGAGATGTCTGATGTTGCAGCACGGTCTAACATTACTGCAATCACTGAAGCTCTAGCTGGAGATCGAATGATCTTTAATGATTTAGCAGCAAGACTGTCTACTAATCAAAACAATGTAAATTCTTTAAAACAAACTAGAAGACGATTAAATGAAACATTAGATACTTTTAACGATAATGAAAAGTTAATGGTACGAAGTTTAATTGATGAATATGATAAAGCAATTGAAATTGCAGAACGAGGAGTAGGAGCAACCACTGCACCAAGACACAAAGGAACTTTTCCTGGTGGTGGATATGACTATAGAGAAAAAGTTTTATTCTTAGATGAATCTATTCCAGGTAACTCTGATCCTAAAAAAGTATGGTCGGTACACTTTAATGAACCGAATGCAGTGACCTTTGTTAGATACGATACTAGAGGGGTAGACAATTATGGTGATACATACTTCATGGTTGAACTCCAATCAGACCCTCATCAAACGTTAGCGAAAGAAGGATCTAGACACTTTAAACAGTTTAAATCAGGAGACACTAATATAAATCCTAACGAAATGAATAGACGAAATCCATATGGTAGAAAGCTAACATCGAATATTAAAAAACGAGAAGTCCAAGATTTATTAGATGAGATTCAAGAGTACAATAAGATTGCTATGGATAGACCACTATCTCCACCTGAGTTTGATAGACTAGGTGAATTAAATAAACAATTAAAAATTAAAGAAGCTGAATTACAAAGAGCACCTGCAAGACCAGGAGAAGCTAGACCAAGTGAGTATAGTGGAGGCAATAAAGCTATGTATGATTTTTCAAATCGAGGTTATGACTATTTTCCAATGGGTAATGAAAATACTTGGGTTAAAGCAAATATTAAATCGTTAGTCAGTGATGCAAGAAAAAATAACAAAAGATATATTGCATTAGCTCCAGCTGACTTCTTTCAATTAGGTGTTAACAACAAACAGAAGATTGAACAGTTCTATGGATTAGGTGGAGATCAACTATCTGGTGATCTTCTTCTTAGAGAAGGAGATACAGGTAAGGCATTATTTGATAATTCCAAAGGAGAAGGATTTGGTAAATATCGAGACTATAAAACAGGGGAACTAAAAGGAACTGCAGTGGTGCCTAAAGCTATGCAAGATGTTGCAAAAGAAATAGGAGCTCAAGTAATAACTAGAAAAGTATATCACTCAGACCCTCAAAAACCTTACAAAATATTCGATACAGATAAAAATGTTCCTATGTATGCATTTAAGAAAAAATACGAAATGGATGAGTTTTATGACAATATTGACTATAGAGGCAATTTAGAAAAAATGGAAATGGATGGGGATGATCCTAGAAATTTCGTTCAAAGTATAGTAATAGATTTACAAGGATCTTCAAAAGGAAAAATGAAGGGATATAAATTAGGAGGATTGGTAGAAGTGGATAGATCTAACTTCGCACCATTATTTTAATGATTGATAAATATATTAAAAAAGCTACCATGCAAGCTGAAAAAGTATCTGACAATGTTAGTGGACAAATTGCTCAACCACAAAAAGTTGCAGGTGGAGTAGAAGGGTTTAAAAAAGAATCAGAGCTTAGATTAAAAAAAGGTGGTATGGCTTGTAAGGGTCAAGGGCTAGCAAGAAAAAAGAAATTTAAGGTGTATTAATGTCAAGAGAAGATTTAGAAAACAGAGAAGAATTAGAAATCGAAGAACAAGGTACAGGATCTATTCCTGAAGATGTAGATACTGTAATTGATGAAGATGAAAATGTAATTGCAGGTGAAGTCCCTGAAGAAGTTGAAGAAGAATCCTTTTATGCTAACTTAGCAGAAAGATTAGATGATCAGACCCTAGCTAGACTTGGATCTGATTTAGTATCAGATTATGAACAAGACAAAAGATCAAGACAAGAATGGGTAGACACATACATTAAAGGTTTAGACTTATTAGGATTCAAATATGAATCTCCAACTAGACCGTTCTTAGGTGCTGCGGGTGTAACCCATCCATTACTAGCAGAATCAGCAACACAGTTTCAAGCACAAGCAATAAAAGAATTAGTGCCTTCAGACGGACCAGTCAGAACCGAAGTCATCGGTGCACAGACAGATGAAAAAATAGATCAAGCATCTAGAGTTAAAGATTACATGAACTACATGCTTATGAACAAGATGGAAGAGTATACTCCTGACATGGATCAAATGTTATTTATCCTTCCACTAACAGGATCTACATTTAAAAAAGTTTATTTTGATCCAGTATTAAACAGAGCTTCTTCCAAATTTATTAAAGCAGAAGATTTAGTAGTGCCATACAATGCCTCTGATTTATCTGATGCAAGTAGAATTACACAAATTATTCAAACATCAGAAAATGATTTAAGAAAATTACAAGTTTCTGGGTTCTATAGAGATATAGAACTTCCGAAACCAGTTTATAAACAGAACAAGGTTCAAGAGAAAGTTTATGAGCTGGAGGGCGTGTCCGCAAATGATGGACGGGATCGTGGAGGGTTATATAATTTAATTGAGGTTCATACGAACTTAGATATACCTGGTTATGAAGACCAAGATGGAATCAAAGTTCCTTACATAGTTACTATTGATGAAGACTCTAGAAAAGTTTTATCTATCTATAGAAACTATAAAGAAAATGATCCGATGAAACAAAGAAAAAATTTCTTTGTGCATTATAAGTTTTTACCAGGACTTGGGTTCTATGGTTTTGGTTTAATACATATGATTGGTGGACTAAGTAGAACTGCAACTTCTGCACTAAGACAATTGTTAGATGCAGGAACATTATCTAATCTACCTGCTGGATTTAAGTCTAGAGGTTTAAGAATTAGAGATGATGCAGAACCTTTACAGCCAGGTGAATTTAGAGACGTAGATGCTCCTGGTGGAAATATTAAAGATCAATTTCAATTTTTACCATTTAAAGGCCCAGATCAAACTTTATTTCAATTGTTAAATTTCTGTGTTGAGTCTGGACGAAGATTTGCATCTATTGCTGATATGAAAGTCTCTGACATGAATGCACAATCACCTGTTGGAACTACAATGGCTATCCTTGAGCGGGGGTCGAAAGTTATGTCTGCAATTCACAAAAGATGTTACTATGCAATGAGACAAGAATTTAAGATGTTATCCCAAGTATTCGCTGACTATCTACCACCAGAATATCCATATGATGTTGTAGGAGGCAATAGATTTATTAAACAAGCTGACTTTGATGATAGAGTGGATGTAATACCAGTAGCAGACCCTGATATTTATTCTATGACACAAAGAATACAGGTTGCACAAGCGGAGCTACAACTTGCTCAATCCAATCCTCAAATGCATGATATACATGAAGCTTACAAAAGAATGTACCAAGCTTTAGGCGTAAAAAATATTAGCGGTATTTTAAAACCACCACCTGAACCACCTAAACCTTTAGACCCTGCAATTGAAAATACAGGTGCCTTACAGATGGTACTACCAAAAGCATTTCCGCAACAAGATCATGAAGCACACATTCAAGCACATATGGCGTTCATGACATCGAGAATGGTTCAAGTAAATCCACAAATTTATGGATTACTTCAAGGTCATTTAATGGAACACGTGTCATTACAGGTTAAACAAGAGATATTACAGATGTTTAATCAAGACCCAAGAATGGCAGAACTGCAATCTACTGATGAAGAATCGTTTACTATTGAGTTTGACAACGCTGTTGCACAAAGAATTGCTCAAAGAGTTCAAGAATTAGTAGCAATGGAGCAACAATTCAATGCTCAACAGAACCAAGATCCACTTTTAGCTCTAAAACAAAGAGAATTAGATCTACGAGCAATGGATATTAACCGAAAAGCACAAGAAGAAGCTCAAAAAATGGAATTTGAGGCGAATAAATTCAGTGCACAACAAACTTTAGCCGAAGACAAGTTGAATTTGAACGAAGAATTAGGTAAAAAGAGAGTAGAATTACAAGAAGAAAAATTAGAACAGGAAAAAGATCGTGCCACTGAACAAAAAAGGTAAAAAAATTATGAAATCTATGAAAGATCAGTACGGATCTAAGCGTGGAGAGCAAGTTTTTTACGCATCTATGAATAAAGGCAAGATTAAAGGTGTTGAAAAAAAGAAAAATGGCGGATTAGGAGAAAAATCTGGCCCTCCACCTAAAAAAGGCCCTTCATCTCAAGGTATCAAAGTACTTAAACTTAGAGGTGGTGGTATGGATATGGGTAATGCTGCTAATCAAGCACAAAGCGCTGCAATGGGTAACGCTACATCAGCTCCAGGACCAGGGGATACTGGTGGATCAGGTGGTTATGAAAAAGATTTTACAGATCAATTTGGAGCAAAGGGAAGTAGTCCTACAAGCACAGGTGGTGGAGGCACAGTCAAACCTCCTAAAGCACCACCTTCGACTACTAAAAGCACTTTAAATATTCCTCCAGTCACTCCAGTTGGATTAGCAATACATGGTATGAAGATGATAGAAAATGCAAGAAGAGCTAAAAGAGCTAAAGGAGAATTTGTTTTTACCAATAAAAAAGTATTACCTATCACCAGAGATTTTTATAGAACAGAAGGAAGACCTCTTAATACAAAAATTGGTAGTCCCGATGAAGATTATTTAAAAGCTACAGGAATAACTGGATTTAAACCACCAAAAGATCTTAAAAACAGTGGACCAGATCCAAAAGTAATACTTTGCCCAGATGGATCTATGCCTCCTTGTGTAGACACCACAAAAGCAAAATCGGTAACTCCAGGTGGAAGAAATCCTGTTACTCCATATAAATTTAATTTTGAATATAGAGATGGTGGATTAGTTAGAGGATCTGGTAAAGTATTAAAAGGTAGAGTTAAAAAAGCGAGAGTATATTAATGTGGTTTAGTGCACTTAAATTAGCAGCGAAAGCGGGAGCTCACGTATATCAGAATAGACAAAAAACTAAGATGTTAATGGCAGATGCGCAAATGCGTCACGCTGAGAAGATGGCTAACGGACAAGCGGAGTACCAGGGAAAATTACTTGAAGCGAGGCAATCGGACTGGAAAGACGAATTTATTTTATTATTATTGTCGGCTCCAATTGTTATGTTAAGTTGGGCAGTCTTTTCAGAAGACCCAAGTGCCATGGAGAAAATGCAGTTATTCTTTGAGTATTTCTCACAATTACCGTTTTGGTATCAAACAATTTTTGTAGGAGTCATAGCCTCAGTTTATGGATTAAAGGCTACAGATTTAATCAAACGTAAGTAATGGATTTTGAAACAATAAAATACATCAAGAAGAAACTTCTAACTCCTAAGCTTGAACGACTTAAAGAGAAAGTTGTAATTGGTGTTGACAACTGGAACGAATATCAATATATAATAGGACAGATCAGATCCATAGAGGATCTGCAACAAGACCTAACGGACTTGTTCAAAAAACAGGAGCTACATGACGATAATAACGCCGAAGGCGCAGGAGACTAAAAATGGAAGTCTTCTCAATGCTTATAAAACTAAGGAAGAAGTAGAAAAACTTTACTTACATTCCGATTCCATTGATAAAAAAGCCGTAGAAAAATTACCTCAACCAACTGGATGGAGAATGTTAGTTCTTCCATATTCAGGCCCTAAACAAACTAAGGGTGGGTTAGTGTATTCAGACGTAACTCATGAAAGAATTCAAATGACAACTGTTTGTGCATTGGTTCTTAAAATGGGGCCACTTTGTTATTCAGACAAAGATAAGTTTGGAGGCAAACCATGGTGTAAAGAAGGTGATTGGATTATCTTCGGTCGATATGCAGGAAGCCGTTTTAAAATTGATGGCGGTGAAGTGCGTATTTTAAACGATGATGAAGTCATCGCTAAAATCAGTAATCCAGAGGATATACTGCACACATACTAAGGAGCTAAGAGATGGTTAAAGATAAATATGGTTTAGATACCAGCGAAGTAGAACTTGACACTTCAGGAGTCGAAGATAGAGAAGTTCAAGTTGAAGAAAAAAAGGTTGAATCAAAAGAACCTGTTATTCCAAAATATGAAGTTGAACCAGACGGTACAGCTGTTAATCAACACAAAGACGATAAAATAGAAGTTGTCCATGCGGAAGAAACAGAAGAACCTAAGGAAGAAAAATCAGAAGATAAAAATGATCCTCAAGATTTAAATCAATATTCTGAAAATGTAAAAAGCAGAATAAATGATTTAACTAGAAATTGGAGAGAAGCTCAAAGAAGAGAAAAAGCTGCTCTGTCTTATGCGAAGGGTATTCAGAAAAAAATGGATGAACTTCAAAGAAGATTTCCAAAACTTGAAGATAATTATCTTTCTGAATTTGAAAAAAGAATTAATTCAGATTCTGTAGACGCATCAAGAGCTTTACAACAAGCGATCGAATCAGGGGATTCAGGAGCTATTGCAAAAGCAAATGAAAGAATTGTTCAGTTAAGTATTGAAAAAGAAAGACTGGCTAATACTAAATATATGCGTGAACAAGAAGCTGAAAAAATCAAAAATGAACCACAGGAGCCTGAAATTCCTGAAATTCAAGCTTCTCCAAAAGCTAAAGCTTGGGCTGAGAAGAATGAGTGGTTTATGAATGATAATATCATGACTACTGCAGCACTCGAAATTGATAAGCAAATCAAGGGTGAGGGTATTGCGGGAGACACAGATGCATACTATAATGAATTAGATAAACGACTGGCGGAATATTTCCCTCAGAAGTTTGCTAAATCCGAACCTACAGGCACTGTAGTTGAGGAGAAACAGGAGCAAAAGAAACCCGTCCAGACTGTTGCTTCTGCTGTTAGAAACCAAAATGGACGCAGAACTGTGAAACTCACCAAGTCACAGTTGGTAATCGCTAAAAGATTAGGGGTGCCACCTGAAGAATACGCGAAATATGTTAAATAAAGGAGCTAAATATGAGTGAAGAAAATAAAAGAGTTTCGCGCGAGTCAGATCAAAGAGCAAAAGATGTTCGAAAAAAGGTCTGGTCTCCACCGTCAAGTCTAGATGCGCCTCCGCCACCGAAAGGTTTTGTCCACAGATGGCTGAGAGCTGAATCAATGGGTTATCAAGACACTGGAAACATGTCGAAGAAACTCAGAGAGGGATGGGAATTAGTTAGAGCTGATCAGTTAATTGAACAGATTGGTCCTAATGATTATCCTGTCATCAGCAGTGGAACACACGAAGGCGTAGTTGGGGTTGGTGGCCTATTGTTGGCTAGGATACCAGAAGAGATTGTGGAATCGCGTAAAGAATACTTTAATACCAAGACCAAAGGTCAGATGGACGCGGTAGACCATGATCTAATGAAGGAGCAACGACCAGAGATGCCTATCAATATTGATAGACAATCTCGAGTAACCTTCGGAAGTGGAACTAAAAAATAATTTTTTAGTGACTACCAAGGGGTTATTAAACTAACAACTAACAAACTAAATAAGGAGAACAATTATGGCTAATCAAAGCGGTAATTTTGGTTTAAGACCTTCGAGAATGTTAGGTGGAACACCGTTTAATAACTCACAAAACAGATACAGAATATTAAAGAACTACGGTTCTCAAATATTCCAAGGCGACTTAGTTGCTGCAAGTGACAATGGTACTATCATTGTTGCAGGTGCAACTACTAACCCTGTTGTTGGAGTTTTCAATGGTGTCTTCTATACAGACCCGACGACTCAAAAACCTACGTTCAAAAATTACTATCCTGGTACTGTAAGTGCTAACGATATTATTGCGAACGTAATCGACGATCCAAATGTGGTTTATGAAATTAAGGCAGATGAAACTTTTGCGAATTCTGACTTATTTGCTAACTACAAAATTGCAGTTGGATCTGGCGACACTGCATCAGGCAGTTCAAGAAATGCATTAGATGTATCAACAGCAGACTCTTCGTCTACTTTTGTATTACAGGCTATTGATATTTCTCAAGACCCTGACAACAGTGATCAATCAACATCAAACGTAAACGTACTTGTTAGAATCAACGCTCACCAATACAAAGGTGGAGTTGAAGGTATTAACGGGTAACGGATAAGGAGATAAATAACTATGGCTATATCACGAGCACAACTAGTTAAAGAACTAGAGCCAGGTCTGAATGCCTTATTCGGCTTGGAATACGATAGATACGAAAACGAACACGCAGAAATCTTTACTACAGAGTCTTCTGACAGAGCTTTTGAAGAAGAAGTAATGTTATCAGGCTTCGGATCTGCACCAACTAAAAACGAAGGTGCAGCAGTGGTATTCGACGATGCAAAAGAAAGTTTCACAGCAAGATATACGCATGAAACTATTGCTTTAGCATTCGCGGTTACTGAAGAAGCTGTTGAAGATAACCTGTACGACAGATTAGCTGCTCGTTACACAAGAGCATTGGCAAGATCAATGGCTAACACTAAACAAGTGAAAGCTGCTGCTGTCTTGAACAATGGTTTCGACACTGCTAATGGTGGTGACGGACAACCTCTATTATCTGATGCACACCCACTAGTAACTGGTGGAACATTCAGAAACGAGTTAGCTACTGCAGCGGACTTATCTGAAACATCATTAGAACAGTCGTTAATTGACATTGCGGCTTTCGTTGATGAAAGAGGATTAAAAATCGCTACTCAAGGTAGAAAGTTGATAATTCCAAAAGAATTACAATTTACTGCTGAGAGAATCTTAAAGTCACCTTTAAGAGTAGGAACTGCAGATAACGATGTGAACGCTATGATGAATATGGGAATGATCCCAGAAGGTTACAGAATCAATCATTTCTTGACTGATACTGATGCTTTCTTCATCATGACTGACGCACCAAACGGTCTAAAACACTTTGTTAGATCGCCGTTAAGAACTGCAATGGAAGGTGATTTTGACACTGGCAACATGAGATTCAAAGCTAGAGAAAGATACAGCTTCGGCTTCTCTGACCCTAGAGGAATCTTTGGTTCACCAGGCGCAGCGTAATTTTTAATTACCTAACTATTTGAAAAGGGGCGGAGTTTACTTCGCCCCTTTTTTTATGTATAATTTTAAAACTATACAAAACTAAAATGAATGCAGACGCGTATAGTCGACATCCCTAGGGACTGTATTCTTAACTAGGAGCTAAAAATGGCAAATACTACTTTTTCAGGACCAGTAAGATCGGAAAACGGTTTTCAGTCCATAACAAAAAATACTACAACAGGTGCAATTACAACTGAAGCTACGTACGACACTAGACCTAATTTCAGAACAACTGTTGACAACGCAACTCTAAACACTGGAGCTGCTGTAACTACTACTTTAACAACTGCTCAATCAGGAACTGTTTTTGAAATTAATGGAACAGATGATATTGTTATTAATATGCCTGCATTAAGCACAGCTAATGTTGGAACAACTTACGATTTTATTGTAACAACTGCTGTAGGCGCAGGTAAAAGTGTAACGCTTGTATTACCAGGTGCTGGTGTATCAAACTGGTTTGCTACACTACAATTAACTGGCGGTGCTGCAGCTAATCCTACAATTGACAACGCAGGAGACACTTTAACTTTAATTGCTGCAACTGTTGTTGGATCAAGAGTAAGAGTTACATGTGTATCTGACGATGGTACTAACTCAACTTGGATGGCAAGTTTTGTTGGTTCACCACTTGCTACAGTAGCATAATTATAATTAATCGTGGCTCCTTCGGGAGCCACAAAATAAGGAGCATAAATGAGCTATAAAAGTGATATACAAGCTACTAGATCAGATGCTGCTGCTGGAGCTACTGCAATAATTGCTCAACCTATAAGATTGAGAGGAATTATTATTGCATCAGATGGCACAGGTGCAGGTTTACTAGAGTTAACGACTACTTCGAATTCAGGAGACACTTTATTCATTGGCGATGTCCCAAGTGGAGATGTAGTTAACTTTTCATTTCCTGAAGATGGTATTTTATTTCCAAAAGGTATTTTCTGTAAGACAAAAACTAAAGTTACAGCATATACTTTATTGACTGATAAATACTCAGGACCAAACTTATCAGTCTAGGAGTTTAAATGAATAGAGTAGGCATACAATCAAAAGGAACAAGTCCAATTCTTTTAAAAGACGGTGGTATGCCTTCTCGAAGAAAAAGCGAAGGTAATTACCGATCTACTAAATCAGGTGCAGGTATGACACAAAAAGGTGTCATGGCTTATAGAAGACAAAATCCAGGTTCTAAATTAAAAACAGCGGTAACTGAAAAAGACCCTGGACCAAAGAGATCAGCTAGAAGAAAATCATATTGTGCAAGATCTTTAGGTCAATTAAAAAGATCTAGTGCAAAAACAAGAAATGATCCTAACTCAAGAATAAGACAAGCTAGAAGGAGATGGAGATGCTAGATAAATTAAAAGAAATTTGGAGAAGAATAAATGCAAAAATAATAGCCACACCAAATGAAATGCATGGTATTATTTTATTAGCAATTTTAATAGTTTTAATTTTAAAGTAATATGAATGGCTTATTTAAATGCTAATTTACCACCCATATACTGTAAAGTAAGAAAGGAATATCTTTATGATCTTAAAGAACATCAAGGAGAAAGCGAAGATTGTGTTATCTTCGGTCTCACAAGCATATCAGGGCGTGCACTCTTATTTAACATCATGTTACCCAATGGTGCGTGCTTTTGGCGTTTGCCTATCTCAGCGTTTTTCCAAAAAGAGTTGGAACGTGCCGATGTGCCGAATATGCAGACGAACGAATTACAGTTGTGGAACTGTTTCAGTTATTATCCTAGTGTGCATTGCTTTGATTGGTTGGCTGGTCTAAAAGGTAAATATTTAGGTTTAGATAAAAAATTTTATCATGGTAAATATTTATTCACAATTGACTGGGGTCATCCAGAAACTAATATCTTGGATACTGAACATTCTGAAATTCCTCAAGAACATAAGTGTGCACATATACTGGAGCTTGATAACGGTAATTATGCAGCTCAGCCTAATAATCGCATTCTGTGGCATGTTAATAGCTACACTACTGATAACAGCTGGCCTGACTATAAAGTCCAAACTACTTATTGGGATGCAGAAGATAATAACATGGTTACAGAAGATAGTGATAAAATGTTCTATGATATGGAAGAAAAGAAATGATGGATAAGTGGTTATATAAGTTTTTTGAGGGTGTAGACAATATCTTTGAAAAAATAGATAATATATTTGTGAGGATAAAAAATGAATTTACTAAGAGATTTAAAAAAAGAAAAAGATGAAAGACGAAGGCAGGAATCTGCTAAATCGCAACTTCGTAAAAGAAGTATGGATTCTATTTCTAGACCAAAAGCTGAAAAAAATATAACTTCTAAAGACCCTAGACTACAAGGTATTTAATGAAGAAACCATTAACAATATCGGAAGAGGCGTCCGTGCAGATGCCTATGAAGACGGTTGCCAGTTTGATTGGTCTTGTTGCAATCGGCACCTGGGCTTATTTTGGTTTGATTGAAACACAAAACCAACATCATACTCGATTACAATTAATGGAAGCAGATGTTGAAGATAACACAGAGTTTAGAATAAAATGGCCAAGAGGTTTAATGGGTTCGTTGCCCGCTGATTCTGAGCAGTTCATGCTTATCGAAGATCTATATAAACAAGTAGAAAAAATGCAACAAACACAAGAAATGAATATGACTAATAAAGTTAATATAGAATTCTTAATGAAGCAGTTAGATAAGGCTCAAAAAGATATAGAAAAATTAAAAGACAAACAACGGGAGTTTGCTAATGGAAACGGTCATTAGTAGCGTGGTTGCTCTCTGTATGTTTATCGCAGGAGAGCTCAAAGAACATAGAATAAAACAATCTATGTCTGATTGTTTGAAGGGAAAACGCCTAGCAGAACGTGATGTAAATGTTAATATTCAGTACATGTGTGGGACTGTAGATGCAGAGCTTGAAAAAAATATAGATGGTAGTATAAGTATAAAAAGAATTATAAAACCAAAATAATGAACCTTTCACGAAACTTCACTCTTCAAGAGCTTATCAAATCAGACACAGCGATCCGTAAAGGGATTGAGAACAATCCTAATGCAGATCAAGTAGAAAAGCTTAAATTATTATGTGAAAGAGTTCTTCAACCCGTCCGTGATCACTTCGGCAGGGTCAAGGTGACTAGCGGATATCGAAGCCCAGAGCTGTGTGTAGCCATTGGAAGCTCAATCAATAGTCAGCATGCAAAAGCTGAGGCCGTTGATTTCGAATGTGTTGGTGTTGATAATGCTGAAGTAGCTGATTGGGTACACATAAACCTAGAAACAGATCAATTAATTTTAGAGTATTATACTCCTGGTGAGCCAAATAGTGGGTGGATTCATGCATCTTTTGTTGAATTTAATCCAAGAAGACAGTATATGAGAGCCTATAGAGAAGATAAAAAAACTAAATATAAACCAATTATAGGAAAAGCAGTCGATTTAGTATAATGCCAATATCAAGATCACAGATTCCACAACAGATAGACGGTAAGCTAAGAGGCGCTAGAAAAGGAAATAATGATAAGAGGCGACAGCTCAGATTACGAACTACTAAAAAAGTGGTGCGAAACAACTCCAGTTCACAATCCAAAAGATAGATTTTATTCATTAGAAATAGGAGTTCGAGAAGGACTTGGATCTAAAATTATAATGGATGCTTTTAATGAAAGATTAAAAGGTCTTCCTTATATGCATTTTGGTATAGACCCTTATGGTAATTTAAATTATCAACATTATGATAATTCTGGTTCTTATACTTGTGATTATACAGATGATATGTATGAACAGATGATAAAAGACTTTGAAGGGTATCCAATGTTTAATGTGATTAAAATGACAGACACTCAGTTTATGAATGAGAATGGTCATTTAGAATATTTTAACTTTGTTCATTTCGACGGTCCCCATATGACTAAAGATGTAATTACTGAATCAGTGTGGTTTGCTAATAGATCAGTAAAAGGGACTAGATTTGTATTCGATGATTTTCCTAAATATGACATGGAATTAATTAACAAGGTTCTTGAAAAATATGGTTTTTCTATAATAGAATCGGGCAGAAATAAAATATGCCTAGAAAGAACCCAATAGCCAAAAGCCTACGGACTAGACGATTCAGACCTAAAATGATAAGGTCTAAAAAAGTTTACAACAGGAGCAAATATAAACATGACCAAATTATGCGCGAGAGGAAAAGCAGCAGCGAAACGTAAGTTCAAGGTATATCCTTCAGCATACGCGAATGCCTATGCTTCTAAAATCTGTGCTGGCAAAATCAAAGACCCTTCTGGAGTGAAAAGAAAAGACTGGGGGCCTAAGAAAATGAATAAAGGAGGCGAAGTGGATTACGGTAAACAAGGTAAAAATAAAATGAAAACTAAACCTTACGGTATTGAAGATAGAAAAATTAAAACTGAAACATTATTAAGTCAAA